AGATGGAAGAAAAGATGAAAGAAAAAGAAATTGGTGACAAAGTAAGCAATCTTCTCAGCGAAGGTAGAATTATTCCTGCTCAATCTGAATCTTTAAAGGCTATTTTAATGTCTATTAATGATACTCAGATTATTAAGCTTTCTGATAAAGAAGTTAGTATTGATTCCGCTATTTTAGATCTATTAAAGGGAAGTTCTGAAATTCAATTTAGTCAAGTTAGTAAGGCTGAAACGAAAGAGAACAAAAATCAAGACGAAAGAAGTGCTTTAATCGAAAAAATAGCTAAGGAAAAGAATTTAGACCTTAGCAAATTTTCTGATCTATCAGAAGCAACGGCTTTAGCATCCAAAGAAAAGCCAGAACTTTTTGAAGCACGGACTATATCAAAGGGGGTGAATTAAATGTCACAATTTGGAGGAGTTGCGGATCATTCTTTTGCTTATGATGGTCAAACAGTTACTAGTGATTTTTTCCCTGTTCTTTATATGAGCGGGAATAAAACTGTTTCTATTGCCAATACTACAACTGCTAGACCAGTGGGTACTTTACAAAATAGACCAGATGCTACATCTTCAGCAGCACATGTTAGAGTTTTTGGCCCATCGAAAGCAGTTGCAAATCTTTCGATTACAACTGGTGAATTTGTTGGAATTGCTACATCAGGCGACACATCAACCGGAGGTCGAGTTGGTAGTGTTACAGCTTTTGCCGCACTTACTGCTACGGCGTGGGCGTATTCAGTAGGGTATGCATTAGAGGCTGCGGTAACATTGCAAGTATTTGAAGTGTTTATTAATCCACAACTATATTCACAAGCATAAAAGGAGGTGAGTTAAAATGGGTTCTCCTGGAGTTAGACAAGTTCATATTGATAGGGCATTAACTAACTTGGCAGTAATGTATCGTAATGAAACTTACGTTTCTGATAAAGTTTTTCCGATGCTTCGAGTCAATAATGAATCAGATAGATATTTTGTTTTTAGTCGAGATAATTACCGTATTGATGAGCAGTTAAGAGCTGCGGGAGCAGAAGCTAACGAGATAACATATACAATTTCTCAATCAAGTTATGTTGTTGATGAATATTCTTTGAAAAAACTTGTGCCTGATAGGGTTGTTAGAAATGCGGATGCCCCAATACGCCCTGTTCAGAATGCCACAGCTTATCTATTAGATAAGTTATGGATACGAAGAGAAAGAGCTGTATCTAATATTGTTGCAACGACTACTTCTTGGTCGCTTAATACAACGTTATCTGGTGATAATCTTTGGACAACTTCAACGGCATTGCCGATTGATGATGTTGATAATGCAAGACAGAACATTATCGAAAATACTGGCACTATGCCAAATGTTGTTTTTATGGATTTAGATTCTTGGATAACATTTAAGAATCATCCAAATGTTCGCAATCGTATCAATCCAACCTCAAGAGATGCAATTACTAGACAAGTTGCAGCTCAGTTATTGGAGGTTAAGGAAGTTGTTGTAGGTCAGGCAATGTTTAATAGTGCAGCTGAAGGATTAACTTTTGTTGCTGCTCCGATATGGCCGACTTCAACTGTTTGGGTTGGTTTCAGAAATCCTACCCCTGACATTCAATTGCCATCTGCTGGTTATATTTTCCAAGGAAATATTGGTGGAAGCACTGCCAGAGTAAAAAGATGGAGAGAAGAAGGTCGAGATGGTCAGTTTGTTGAAGCTGGTTGGATGTATGTCCCAAGGGTTGTAGCGTCATTGACTGCAATGCTTATTAAGGTTAAGGGATAATTCCCTTTCCATTTCAATGCTTAGGGTAAAGGCTACCTAGGAGCCTTCCCTGAGTAAATAAATAAGGAGGCTTTATGAGAGTTGTATTTGTTAAAAAATACATTAAGAAAGAAAACGATCCTATGATAAAGGATAGAAGAAAAACTATTATTTATCATCAATGGAATCCAAAAGGTAGATATGATTATGAATTAAACGAAAACGAAGCTAAACGCTTGATTAAACAGGGTCTTTGTTTAGAAGTTGAAGGTTCAAGTGAAGAAACAATTAATAAGTTTAAGGAGAAAAAACAAAGACATAGAGATAAAAGAGATAGGAATAAGAGGGAAGGTATTAAGCAGGAATTGAGAGAAATTGCTGATGCTATTGCTCATCCTGAAAGAGGAGTAAGTTTGACCGGAAATAATGAGTAAGTATACAACTTATACATCAATATTTACTGGTATTTTAAGCCAGCATACTGTTACTACATTTGGAACAGCAAGTGCAATAGAATGTCTTGATGAAGGAGAACGTTGCATTGATGGATTTATAGCTCGTAGATATGATGTTTCCTCTTTTACTTCGACAGCAGAAGTTCCTTTATTGAAAAACATTAATAATCATTTGACTGGATATTATCTTCTTAGAGCAAATTTTACAAATGATGGTCAAAATATTAATGAATGGGTTAATGAGTTTTATCAGCGAGCTATTGAAAAGTTAGAGCAATTAAGAGATAGGAAAATAGATCTTGTTGATAGTGATGGTGATTTAATATCAGAGCGAGGATTAACTTCAAAATATGTTTCAAGCACAAAAGACTATCATCCTACTTTTGATGAAGGGCCAGTATTAGATCAATTAGTAGATCCTGATAAGACGGAAGATATTGCAGATGAAAAGGCTTAATTATGGCATTAGATGTTGTTATAGAATTCAAAGATAAGCGTATAAAAAAAGCTCTTGATAGTGCAGTTAAGGCGCAAAAGAATCTGCGTCCTTTTTTTAGAAATGCAAGAGTAATTATGCTTAAAGATATATTAGAGCATTTCAGAAAAGAAGAAGGGCCTAAAGGAAAATGGAAACCATTAAAGCCTTCTACTGCAAATAAGGCTGTAACAAAATCTGGGAAACGAAGAGGATTTAGAAATATCTTACGAGTTGAAGGTACTAGAGGAGGGCTTTTATCTACCATAAATGCTAATGCAAGATTTGATAATAATAGTGCATCAATAGCTGCGGTAAAGCCTTATGCAGCAATTCATCAGTTTGGTGGAAAAGCTGGAAGAAAAAACTCTGTAAGAATCCCTGCACGTCCTTATATGTGGCTGTCTAATAAAGCAAGACAGCAAATGCTTGATTTTATGGTTAAACACATTTTAGGAGTAAATTAATGGCTATTACGTTAGATTATGAATCAATAATGTCGCAGCTTGCTTATGTAATCAACATAGAAAATTCAGCAAGTAGCCTTAATGCAGATTTGGCAAAATCAGTAGCAACAAGTTCAGTATTTAAAGCTGCACCAGATAGACCAATTCTTCTAGCACAATATCCTGCCATAGTTTTAGAAATGCAAGGTAAAACCGAAGAGTTTTCGCAAATGGGAGCAGGTGCTGCATCAGAACGTAGAGCTACAGTTTCGGTTAATATTTATAACATTGTGAATGCGAATAACTCTGTTGAGGATGCTTTAAAAGAAGCAAGATTTTTAACTAGAAATGTTGAAACTATTTTGCGTTCTTATCCTAAATTAAACACAACTGGGCTTATAGATGTTGTTAATCCAGCTAGTACAGATTTTGATTTGGGAGCAGATTTGAATGGCGATTATGTTGCTGTAGGATTAATTAATATTGAAATGGAAAGGGAGTTGAGAAATACATGAGTGTACCATCAAAAGGAGAAGTTTTACAACAATCTGAATCGGCTATTAAACAATATAACAAAATATGGATTGCTAATGCTTCTCATAATAGAAAACATAATAGAAGAAGTCAGATGGAAATTGCAAATATAGGAAAAGGAAAAACAGTAGAATGTTTCGCTTATGGGCCCAGTTTAAAGGAAAATATCAAAAGATTTAAACAGCTTCCAGAGGATCAAAAAGGAGATGTATGTTGTTGCGATAAAGCCTTCCAAGTTCTTATAAATGAAGGAATAAAACCTAAATTAGTATTGGCAGCAGACGCTCAAATTTCTGGGGAAAAATACGTAGTTCCTTATAAAGAATATACTAAAGATGTTATTCTTGCGGCTTGTGTCACACTTAATCCTGAATGGACAGATAATTGGGAAGGCCCAATTTATTTTTATGCCAACAGAGACAATCTTAATTCCCATGAATATTATGGAACTGCTTGTGGCTGCACTGAATTAATCCTTGCCGGTAGTAACGTTAGTAATTCGTTAGTAGTTTTTGTTTGGCAAGTAATGGGATATTCGCAAATTAATCTCTGGGGTTATGATTTTAGTTGGAAAGACCAATATTATGGAGAAAAAAAAGATTTACATGGAAGTGGTAATTTTGATAAAAAGCTCAAGATGGGGCAATTTAGGAAACTTTCATCTGATGGGAAATTAGAGCTACTCCATACTTCGGCAAATCTTCTGTTTTCTTGTAGATGGCTAGAAGGTTTTATTCAAGGTTTTAATGTTAATGCTAAAAACATGAGTGATTCAGGGATATTAAGTTTGAATTAAATAGGAGGTGATCCATGGCTAAATATAGATTTATAGGTTATCCAAACGCTAAGAGGCATATGTTTTATATACCTAAACTTAAAACATGTAGAAAGCCAATCAGCTTGCCATTTATTAAGGATAAAAAAAGACAAGAGACAATTCTTGAATTGACTGATGCTGAATTTGGAAGCCTAAATTTACAGTATCCTGGACAATGGGAAAGAATAGAAGAAATAAAAATAATAGAGGAAGAAAGGGAGGAAGATAACAATGCCTAGATTAATGGGATATGATTCCTATTTAGGAATCGGACAAGAAGTAGCTTTTGGAACAGCAGTTCAACCAAGTGAATTTACAGAGTTTACATCAGAATCCATGAGGATGGAAATAGCTGAGACTTTAATTCCTAGTATAAATACTACTAGATTTTTTAAGAAAAGAGTAGTTCATAGTAGAACAGTTTCGGGAACAATAGATTTTCCAGTTACACCAGAGGATGGAATTGGAGAATTTTTAAAATATTCTATAGGTGGTACGATTACTACTGCTTCTACAGGAACAACTGCTTACATACATACTTTTGAATCTAGCAGTGATGAATTACCTGCTGGAACAACAAATACATCTTTAACGCTACAAATTAGTAGAGGTGGAAATACTACAACTACTTATGATTATGTTGGCTGCAAAGTAAATCAATTAACACTTAGAGCTTCTGTTAATAATTTACTAGAAGCTTCTGTTGATATGGTTGCTAAAAATGAAACAGATGCAGCTACTGTATCAACTGCTAGTTTTTCTACTCTCAATCCATTTACTTTTGTTGAAGGTGAATTTTTAATTGGGGATACAATTACTGCTGTTTCCACTGAAACAATTGGAGGCTTTGAATTAGTTCTTGGAAATAATATTGAAACAGGAGATATGGTAAGAGTTTTGGGTGATGCTACTGTCGAAGAACTTCCTGCTGTTATGCAAGATCTGACAATTAATATAACACAGGCTTTTCAAACTTCAACTAATTACAATCGATTTATAGCTGGAACTAAATCTGCAATCAGATTATTGTTTGATAATGGACAAACAGCGGCTACAGGAGCAACCTATCAACTGCAAGTAGATTTACCGGCAGTATATTTTAATGGAGATCAAGCTCCAGTTGGTGGCCCAGGAGTATTGCAACAAACATTTCCTTGTAGAGCTATTTTTGATGCTACTGCTGGATATGGAATACAAGTTAAGCTAACTAATACACAAATTAATTATTAAAATAAAAGGAGGTATTTTTTTATGGATAAATTAAATCCGGTAAAGGCTTCTGAATATAAAGCGAAGCATGTTAAAACAAAGTTAATAAAAACATCTAATGGGGATGTTTTTAAAATTAGGCCGATTTCTCCTATTGATTATATAAACGGGAGAATACCAGCTAATACTGGAAAAGAAGATATAGAAAAAGGAAAAGAATTTATTAAGGCAATTATTACAACTTGTGTGCTTGAGCCAAGAATTGTCGAAAAAAATCCTAAA